CTTTTTCCTGACCGCAAGAGCATCTAATGCCTGGAAGGGACCCAAAGCCGCCGGGGGGGGTAGCCTGCCAGCCTGTCGCTCTATCGCGTCTGATCTTCATTTATGTAAACAACCCCAATTGCAATCGTCTTAATGCTGCCTGATTTCGTTAACTGAACGTCGTATTTACCTTGCCAAACGCCAGGGCATCCCGTAAACGGCGACACTGTCGGCACCACGATCGGCACCGATACGCTAGTCGCTGAATCAACCGTACCGGTGTTAGTATATACAACCGCATCATCCTTGTCCCTGATCGTCAGCCGTACAGCCCAACCGTCCGTATAGTTGGTCGATACGGTCCATGTCGCTTTGGCGTTTCCGCTTGCCGCTCCGTCGTAGGTGTCGCCTTGCGTCAATACTAGATTGCCGTTGACGTTCGGCGTCGCCACGGTCAGTACTTCGCTACCCTGGATAAGCGAGATGATCTGATCCTGCTTGGCTTCGGTCGCATCGCCCCCGGTGCTACTTGGTGCCTGACTCAGCGCCGTCGCCTTCCACCGCCACACACCGGTGACCAATTCGAGCATCTGCGAGAATGCGTACATGATCAGCCCCATCGTGCCGGTCGCGGCCGAATAGGCACTCGACGCAGCCGACCAGATTCCCGCCGCAATGTCCGCAATCGCATGAACATGGCTTGTCGGGTCGATCAACACTGTATCGCCCGCGACGGGTGCCGTCGTCAACGCCTCTTCGAGCGTGATTGTTAGCGTTCCGTCGCCGTTGTTGACCGTCGTTAGTATCGGGCTATTTTGCTCTGCCGAAGTGCCCGTGCTCATCCACAAAACCGAATGCTCTAGCGCTCCCGTAGGGTAATTTGCTCCACTAATTTTGAAAACAGTCGTCGTTGGCGTCGGGCTAGATAGAATCGTGCCTTCGATTACGTTGTTCGACTTTCGCAAAATGTCCATGAGCTTGCCAAACGTGCCTGCGGTTGTGTGGCCGCTGTAGGCTTCGTCCCATACCGCGTCCGCAATTGCCCCTGCGGTTGGCGGCGTCGTGATTAGCTCGGCTTTTGCATAGGCAAAAAACGTTGCCGTGGTCAGTGTCAGCGTCACAAAACCGCTTGCGACTGGAATTATCGGGCTCGTGCCGATGGTCGCGATCAGTTGATATTCGCCGGCTGCGATCGAACTGAATACCGCGGTGTAAGTGCCTTTTCGGTTAGTCGCTTCTGTCGCTGATGCCGAAGCGACTTGCGTATCGCTGCCCTGCACAAATAGCCGTAGCGTAACCGTCTGGCTTGGAGGGCTGCGAAACTCGATTGTTTGTGTTGCCATTCAGTTGCATCCGTTAGTAGGTCATTGTTTTTAGGACGCCTGAGAAAACCGCCGCCCACGCCCACGTTTCTCCATCAATTCCAGCCGCCTCTACCTTTAGCGACTCATTGACATCATCTGCTGTAACTGCTATTGACGTTCCCGCAGCTTGGTCTACTCCGACCGTCTCGACGCTTCCAATCAGTTGTGTTGTGGCACCAGTTCTGCGAATCGAAACCTGTCTTGTGTACTTTGCAAATGCGGTCCCATCGCTCTTGGTTCCGAGTATTTGCAGCAACCCGAGCATGGCGGTATTTGTCGGCAAAACAAATCGCTCGGCAGACAGCGACACACGCAATTCAGTCAGTGAATTTGTTGTGGTTTTTGCCGTGAAGCAAACGTTTACTTTTTGTACGCCCGACGCAAAGCCATGTGATCTCATGCCAGCTACATTAGCCGACGAAGACATTCCGCTCGCAAACGAACCGATTCCAGAAGCAACGGCCGTAACCCCGATTCCGACCGCACCTTGGTTTACTGCTTGCGAAGTAATGCCATACGCAAACCCGTACTGCCCAGAAGCAGTGTTGGCAAGTCCACCAGCAAAAGCATATGTCCCGCTGGCTGTATTTTGCTCGCCGTTGACTACGCATGAAGCAGCCCCGGAAGCAACCTGACTCGCCCCATTTCGCTGCCTTTGCAAATCGACGGCATACGCCCCCCTTGCATTACCTCCCGCCGTAGTGCCCGTGGGCACCTGTGCTGATATGTACCCGGTCCCTTTCGGGCTCAACGCAAGCCCGATATTTGTGCCGCTACCTTTCGCCGCAATTTCCACGACGTTGATTGTGTTGTTGGGCGAAGCGGTGTAGACAGCTTGGTCGAAATTAGCATCTACAATCTGTTGAAAAATCAGGGCTTCAACGTTCACAGCGTGCTCCAGATTTGTGCCATAACTACGGCCGCATCGCCGTCAATTGGCATTTGATCGCCAAATCGAACGCCCGCAACTTTTGCTTTTTGCCTGTGTACCGATTCGGCCTCTGTGGCCTTGCGTTGCTCAATGCCCTCGACGCTCGGCTGACTTGCAAATCCCTCCAGCGTCCATCGGGGTCGCCTATCGACGCCCCATGATTTTAATATTTCAACCCGCTCCGGCGTAAACGTGTCGGGCTCGATTGTGCCAAGTTGCGTAATCATTCCCTGCACTTGCGGGTCGCCAAAATCAAGCCCGCTCACCATCTGATCGGCCACGTCGCTGTATCCGATTTGCTTCAGTTTTGCCAACATCCCGCCCCAACCAGCCGCACCCGCACCGAAGTCCCGCAAGCCTCTTGCACCCGTCGCCCACGCCTCGCTTAGCGGCAGCCGTCTTTCGACGATTGCTAGTAGCTCTTGCAAAATGTCGGCCGCGGGTTTAGTCCAGTCGATTGGGTTCATGATGGCAGGTGGGTAGGTTGGTAGGCGGGATTTACTGGCGGGTGATTCGGTCGGTCAGCACCTCGGCAAAGCGAGACGCTTTTAAAATCATTTCAATGACGTGCTTATCGCGTTCGCGTTGTTTGCGTAGTTGCCAAGATAGCCAAAACGACTGCCAAGCGATTAAAAACGATGCGGCGACAAACAGCAAGAAAACAGTTAAGTGGTTGTTCATGGTTCGCGCGGGGGTTGTCCGAAAATCCAACGAACGTAATCATCGATCGTGTTGAATATATCCATTGGGTCCGGTCCTGTAATGATCGGCTCGAAAATTACTTGACCGAATCGGTATATCGCTTCCAACAGTTCCATCTTGCAAACCCCCGTGCCCAGCAATCACCGATTGCGAATACATCGCAACAATGACCGCCGCGACCATTCCTGAGATACAACACAACATCCAAACTTCCATCATCGGGCCTCGGCGGGTTTAGGCAGGGCGGGAATGTGCGTTCGCATAATTTCAACAAAGACTCTTCGGTCCTCTGAATGGCTTTCGATAAGTTGCTGCAAAACCTTATCGTGGCCTGCTGAAATCGCTTCAAACTTAGTCGTTAAATCTTCGGTTCGTTTCTTGTCAATTTCTGGGATTAAATAAATGACGGCATAGGCCAAAAAAACCATCACGCAAAGCAGCATAAAAGCAGGAAAACCCTGCTGAAAGGCAAGGTGAACAAACCACTTTTTTGTATCGTCATCAAGTGGGAAGTTCACTCCGACGCCCTCCGCGGTGCCACGGACGGAAGCGGCCCTGTCGGCTGCGATTGTGTGGCCGTCGTCCGTGACACCAGAGCGGAAAGGCTCGATAGACTGAGATGCCCGTTGTGCGTCATCCATGCACCACCCGCAAAAACAAAAAACTTTGGATCTTCCATGCCGCTAAGGTCAACCGTTTTGATCTGCCATCCTTTCGATTCGCACTGTGCCGCTTCGTTCGCAAGCCATCGCCGACCGTATTCGCTAGACGCATCTCCGACAAAGACGATCGTCGATATCGATCGGGTAACGCTTAGCGTGTTCGATTCGCGTTCTGCTTGCTCCTCGACTGCTTGCTGCACTTGCTGGTCAGCGATTTGGACGGTTTCGTCTGTTACTGGAATTTTTCCGATTATCGCCGCAAACAGCAATGCGACAAAAGACGATATCGCCATCAACCGAAGCAGCGGTGGTACCGGCTCGCTCATTCTGTCGCCCCAAGTATCGGCACGCCATCCGGCCCTTTGTCGCCCGTCAACTCCGCTTCGGCTTGCATCAAGTGGGCAATCGCCTTCGCCGCCTTGGGATCGGCAAACGGCCCACCTTTTTGCTCTGACTCCATTCTGCGGCGGGTAACGCCGATTACCTCCAGCGGTGTCACTCCGTTTTCGCCTCGCCAATAAATTGACAACACCTGTTCGCCGTTGGCAACTGCGGTGGTTTTTCCGCTGCCGTCTTCGCGGCTTATGCCTTCGAAGGTTACGCCTTTCATGCTGCTAACACCAATGGGGAAACGCGTTGAATTGCGATCTGCTCCGATGCGATCGCTTTAGATTCCGTCAACCACGCGGTGCCCTTTTCGCCCCACGTCTCTTTCCAACTGTTCACGATTTTAACTAAGAACTTGCCGTCTTTCCAACCGGCTCGAACGGCGTAGATCAGGTGGCCCCACCAGTCATAACCGACCGTCACCGGACGCGGGTTTATCGGATCGGTAAGAACGGAAACAAGAGCCAAGATATCGCGCCGCGGAAGCTCAAGCGACTCTGTGACCTTGTGCAAAGCCGCGTTGGCTCTGACCTCTTGGCGGTCCCAGTTCGACATCTTGGCTTCGAGCCCTGGCCATAGCGACTCTTCGACGACGCCGTATTGCTCGATGCCACGCAACGCCTCTTCGCCCCAGCCGCCTTCATTGCGACCATTTTTGATGCGGTACGCGGTCGGGAATGCGTTTAGGTGAGGAACCACGCCGCCGGTCATGGCGTAGCAGGTCATCATCGCACCGGTCGGGCCAAAAAACCAACAATATCCCCATTGGCCTTGATTTAGAATTGGCACTCCGGCCGCTCGCCGCCAATCATCGGGAGTCGTCTTGTTTTCATCCGCTCTTTGAATCCGGTCACGAAGCTTTCCGCGGTCGCTCTCGAACGTGTATTGAAATAACTTCGACGGCTTGTTCGCCGATCCAAACGGTGCAGAATTGTAATCTCGCGACATCCCACCAAATGTAAGTCCTTCTTGCCGCCACTGATCGACTAGCTTCAATGCGTTGCCGTCGTCGATGATCAACGGGTTTGACCCGAGGTCCGATTGATACGTCATCGATCACCCCACCGAAAAAAGCCCGACCGTTGACGCCACTCGCGGCCGTTCCAGATTCTCGTGGTTGGGTAGCGTTCGGCCTTGCGTTCGATCGTCCAAATTGCGTAGCCATTGTCCATGGCTTTCGGCAACGTCTCACGCTTCATCTGCTCGCACGGCGCACATCCTTCTTTGGTGATCATGATCACGGTCGGCCTATCGACTTCAATGCCAGTAACCGGATCTTTTACCGGATCGTGCCTTCCGTCGCCGCTGTTGAGAAAAAACGCCGCTGTCAAAACTGCCACCCATAGCATAATCACGACTCCTATTCGTTCGGCGAGGTTCATTTGATCAACCCTATCGCCGCATCGACCGATTCCGGGATCTTATTTACGACGATCCGCCCACCGCTTGAAACCACAATCGCCGGCGGCTTTTCAACCGCCTTTTTCAATTCGCCCCAGTAGCCAAGTTGCGAAAAGTCATCCCGCCAATCTTGCGAAAGATACTTACCACCATTCGCGTCAACCGCCTCTTTCAACCGCAGCGAATTGGCGACGACGCCTTGGCTCTCGGTTAGCTCTTGCGGCTTGCTGCCATCCTTCACCACCAACACCCACAGACCGCCTTCGCCGCCCGATCCTCCAGCCGATCCGCGAAACCAAATGGCAGCGGCCAAGAGCAATAGGGCAAAGCCGATTCGCGTTGTTTGGCTCACGCCTTTGGCTCCGGCTTGTCGGCTTCAAATAAAAGGGCTGCGGCCCTCCTGGCCGCCTCTAGTCCTTCCGAGTTGCCCGTGCTCTCGAAATGCTCGATCAGACTACGTGACGCCACGACCAAAGACAAGAATTTCTTCTCGCCGCTGGCCGTGGCTCCACGCCCCCAAGCGTTGCCAACAACGGCACGCAATTTGTCGCCGAACAACACCACCGCCGCACCCGCGGCCAATGCTGCAGGTATGTACTTTTCCCAGCTCATGCCGATGGCTCTTTTTGCTCAAGTGCCTTTCGCGCGATGTTGATCGCAACCGACGCGAAAGCGGCCACCATCAACAGCGTAGCGTTTCCGCTTGCCTGCATCGCGGGGATAAGTACCGTCGCTGCAAAGGTCAAAGCAGCCCCGCCGATCGCTATTGCCGCACCGCGGCCGATTGATGCCCAATCCATTACTTGCCCTCGATAAGTTCGCGAATGTCTGCCACGCTTCCGAACGGGTTGCCGTCGCTCAACAGCCCGTTTTCTTTGGCCCACTGGTAAGCTTTGTAGACCAAAATAATCAACTGGACCAAAAGATAAATGGTCGCCGGATCGAGATTGTATCGACCCGCGACTTTTTCCTGGAGGCTTGATTGAAGCTGCTCGACGCCAAAAAACTCACCGATGGCAATGGTCTCGGCGGCCAACTGATAAGCAAAATTGACTTGCTCTTGCGTCAATCCCTCTCGGGCGCATTCGTTACGCTTTCGGCGAACGTTGGCAAATTCTATAGATTTTCGAATGCGCTGAAACAGCATCGGCGACTCCGTGAAGAAAAGAGAGTACGCCGGATTCTAGCTAATTGGCAAGCTTTGTCAAGCGGTTAGCTTTTCGACCGCTTGTTTAGCAGGTCGATTTCAGCCCGGAACGTCTTTACCGCCTCGACGTGCTCCATCGCTACCGCCGAAGCATTGCAAAGCTCAACACGCAAATGCCGGATCGTCGCTTCCTGCTCTTCAAGCCGACCGGCGACCGCAACGAGCAGCTTATGCAATTCTCCGCCGGAAACTCCGATCACGGCTTCGACCGCGTCGATCAGCGTTGCCGTGTCAGTTCGTTGTGTCATTGCTTCCATCCTCTCAGTTTTGCGTTTTCAGCTTCAAGCTTTTTAAGCTCTTCGGCGGCTTGATAAAAATGCTTTTCGGCGTTTTTGAATTGTCTATTTTTTTCCTCCCATCTATCGGCGAGATGCAAAATGGCAGCAACGAGTTCATCGATCCTGTCAGCCGCCAATGTGACAAGTTTATCGGCGTCGCCGTAGTTGCCACCTTCAAGATCGACTGCAAGCTTCCGAAGGTTTTCGACAAGCGTGTCGGTTGGTTGTGTCATCGTTCGGCCCTCATTGAAACGCGACCCGACTCAACAATGGGAATGTTCGCTTCGGTGGGCACGTAAATAATTTGCTCGACTTCGCCCGATTTGATCGCATCGGCAAACGCTCCGATAAATTCCTGTGTTCGATATTCAGGATACTTTTGCGACATTTCGCCGACGATCTGAATAGCCTCCGCGCGAAGCTTAGCCGATTCTAACTCTGCCTTAGCTTGCTCAACTTGGATTTGCTTTTCTTGCTCCGCCTGCATCAACGCCGCTTTGCCGCTTAGCCCGGCACGCCAAACGCCATACGTCGGAACCGCCCATAGCAAAAAACCAAGAAACGTCGCCGCGATTGACAAGCAGAACACCAACGCAATTATCGGCTCTTTGTATTCTTTCCACATTTTTTTATCTCCTTTAGTTGCTTTTGTTCGTACCACAACAGCCCTTCAACCGCCCACGCCGTGAACGGCACGCCAGCCCGGGCGGCCGCGGCTTTGAGTTGTGCCCACATTGCGTCCGGCACGCGGCCAAGTTGTCGGCAAGGATCGTAGGTCATTTCGGGGCCTCTGCGGAAAAATTTACATGCAGACAAAGCTCTAGACTTTTTGTGATCGCGTCCTCTGCGACAAACGGATAACTGCGATCGCAAATTCCTCGAAAGATTCCACGCCTCCAGTCCCAACGTCCGTTATCGACGTCCCAAAGAGCATACCAACACTCATCACCCACCCTGTCGGGCCGGCTTGCTTGGGTGGTGTTGTATCGTTGCATTTCGTTAATGGCGTACAGCAAATCGTCTAACGCTCCTGCTATCTCCTTTTTGCCGCTTGCCCTGTACCGGTCGGCTGACTGGCTAATTGCTCCGGTTAAATTTCTGACATCCGCCGCCGTTAGTCCGTTCATGCTGTCACCTGCGTTGCTTTCCATCCGTTTTTGGTTTTTTCAACTTTTCCTTCGCTGTGCAAAGCTTTTATTGCTTTGGCAAATCCTGAACCAAAAGCGTATGACAAAACGCTTGTTGGTTGACTGCCAATCGTTCGTAATGCGTTTAAGATTTCGTTTTTCATCGTTGTCACCTGTTCGCGTTGATTACTGCCTGCCCCATAGTTGTATCGACAATCGGCAATCGTTGCAATAGCCCGATCTGGCATTTTTTTTTGGAATTATTCCTCTAGAGGCCAAATCGATACGACGATTCGGTCGCTGTCGCCCCAGTGCTTTTTTGCGTGTAAATCTGCGACCTGTCGGTCGTCAGCCCACGCGACGCGGTTTAGGCCGTCCTCGATCGCTTTTACGACGTTGCTGGCGTCGCCTGGATTTGTGTGCCAATAGCCCTTCGCAACCGTCTTCGGCCGCCGAAACTGAATATCGACGAACATACCAACCGGCCCTGTAAAAAGCTCATGGAACGGATGTTGTGCGCGAAACTCCGCCGCAACCGTCAACTCAAAGTTGACTGTTCGCGGAGGCGTTCGCCGCTTGTTGCCGCGTATCAGATACGGCCGCTCCTTCGGCTGCGGACGGGCCTTAATTTGAAATTTAATCACGTCGGCACCTCAAAAAACTTAACCTCGGAACCGCTCACGGAAAAAAACGCCGGCACAACTTCGCCCGATCGCTTGTTTCGAAATCGGCGGCCTAGCGCGTAGGCTTGCGGCCTGGGCTTCACAACCGGCTCGGCCGCTTGCTCTCTTGCTTTTCTAGCCTCATAGACGCTTGTCATGGTCCGCTTTGGCGGTGCCTTGCGCTTGAGCACTCTGACCGGCAGACCGCGTGCTAGTTTCCAATTTGTAATCGTGTCCCAGCTACATCCGACAAGATAACGCAAATCTTCGCGCAGCAAATTGTCGTCGCCCCTTTCTGCACGGATCGCATCCAACTTAGCAAACTGCATTTCGTTATGCCGTATCGCTTTAATCCGGCAGATGTCAGTTGGCAAATTGTGACGCGATATTGCCTCATTCCTGTGCCGTCGCGACAACGTCCAGCCCAAGCCGAATTTCTTTCCGATCGCGTCCGCCGACATCGGCCAGTTCTTAACAACGTGCTCGATAATTTGTTCGTCTATCTCGACTCTTTTCGCCCCGATCTTTAGTTTGGGCGGATCTTCGCCGCGGCTGCTTGCGATCGAGTCGCGTATACGTGTCGCCGTGCGTTCGTCACAATCGCAAATACTCGCAATTTGTGACGCGGCTACCGGCCAAGCGGCCTCGACTTTCTCGACCCATTGCTGCCAAACTGTTTTCGATCGTGAGTTCATGTTGCCACCTCTCGCTGCTTTTCTAGTCGTGCGATCTCTCGATTGATGTACCAAGCGGCTTTTTTCAGGTCTTGGATTTCGTCGTCTTTTTCTCCGCGTCGCCAAATGTACTTGACGGCGTTGCCGAGACAGAAGTTTAGATGCTCGGTGATCTGAATACACTCGACGCCGCTTGGATGCTGCGTGTAATGCGGTGGATGATTTACCAAGTCTGGTTTGCTGTCGTCGCTCATGTCGGCACCTCGCCACGCTTGCAAGCTTCAAAGACATAAAGACACTCGCCGCTTGTGCACGCTATGTACCGCATTGTGTTGAGACGACAAAATTTCGGATAAACACTAAGTGGGTGACAACGTACGCCGGTTACGCTGCACCTTAAAAATCCATCCGATCCCACCTTTAGCAAAGTAGCCGGATACCAGCTTGATCGATTGGATAGCCACAAGTCGATAACGTCCTGCTTGCATCCGTCAAAAATAAAATCGGTTTGCAACCGCTGCTCAAATTCGTCGGTCATGTCGGCACCTTGCGGAAAGTTACTGGGATTCGTTCGCGCCACGCCGGGCCCGTTGTGGGATGGGCGGTTATCGATTCGGCCATCGCGGGGGGGGTGATTGGTGCCGTTATCGGCCTGTACTCAATCGCGGTTCGCCGCTCCGGGCTATCGCATTCGATCCGCACAACCGGGTCGACCATCTTGCCAGCGACGCAAGTTTTCTCGCCAAGCCCAATCAGCGGTCGGCACGACTCGGGCGATAGCCTGTCGCCAACGGTTAGGTAGGCTTTGAGAAAATTATGCCGTGCCCACTTTTCGGATTCGGCATCGTTGAACGACTCCAAAAAGTTAGGCCAGCCGCCCATGCTGCGAATAGTCGCGTTGATGCGTTGGTCGCCAAAGTCGATCCACTTGTACGGCCCGATGGCAACCGCCCGCTGCACGTCGCTCCAAGCCTCAACGGCTCGCGTATCTTCGGCCACGTTGGCGCCGGCCAACTCACGAAGCTCGGCAGGTCTCGGCATTCGCGGAAGTTCGCGGATGGCCCTCAAGACCGCCGTTTGCATCTGTTCCGGCGTCAGGTCAGCCAGGGCCAAGAAGTAAACCTGTAGCATCGCCTCGCTCGCCTCCACTTGGTGGGACTGTAGAAGCCCCATTAACAGCGTCGAAAATAGCTTTGAGCTGTCCAGATTCTTCGAATCGTCTGAATACATCTTTGGTATTTTCCTCCCGGATCTGTGCAAACGTTTTCGGCTGCGACGGCTTACGCTCCGCCGCTGTTCGGTCGCTGTTCAGCCAATCGGCTTGGAAGCCCTCCCATTGCCGTTCCGCCGCAGTCCGGATCGCCTCATCGGCAGACATGCCAGCCTTGGCCGCTTCGCGTCGGATTCGCACCAGGACGGATTCCGTAACCGGCTTGCGTCGGCACGCCGTCCAGTCTCGCCAGTGGTGTTCGGAAATGTCTTCGGGTCGATCAATTGCAACCGATGGACGCCGTGTTCGCTTTTGAGAGACAGAGGCTAGCGGCTCTGCCGCGTATGTATTTTTAGGATCAGGATCAGGGCTAGGGTTAGGGCTAGGGATAGGATCAGGAACAGGACTAGGGTAGATGGTTCCCCCTGTTTGTCCCCCGATCGTACCCCCGTTTATCCCCTGATCGTATCCCTGTTTATCCCCCGGTCGTACCCCCGATTGTCCCCCGATCGTACCCCCATTTATCCCCTCGATTATCCCACGATCGTACCCCTCTTTATATCCCACTTTATACCCCTCTTTATATCCAGCCTTAGGGGATAGTGAGTCGATCGATTCTTCAATCGGCAAGTCGTCCATGTCGTCTAGGTCAGCAGGAACCGTGACCCAGTAGAGGCCAGCGGTTCGCTTGCCGCATCCTCGATACTGAAGCCAACCAGAGTCGATAGCTCGCTTCCTAGCTTTGTCAAACGTCTCCCATTTGGCGAAGCCAAGCGTCTCCATCAGTTGCGAGTTAAAGAACCGAACCGGCCCTCGGTAGCGTGCCGCGTCTTCGGTGTGTAGCACGACGGCGACCAAGCAAAAAGCATCCCGCCCCATGTCCGCCGCCGCACTCGATTTGTGCATCTTGCGGAAGGCTTTGTGGGCGAAAAACTTATCCCGCTTTGGGTAGTCGATCTTAGGAGGATCGGTCATTGCTTTACCAAAAAAACACCGCTGCCCGGATGCTTGACCGGCAATCGCAGAACGCGAATGAATCCGGGCAGCGGCTTGGTTTGTAGGCCGGTCAAGCCTATTTCGTACACTATAACAATCTGTCAACCTGTTCGCAACTAAAAAACGTCGTCGGCTTCGATCGCGTCATCGAACGGCAGCATCGGGACGTTTTTCTTTTCCTCTTGCGATCGCAGGAAATTGCATCCGTGTTGCCAGTAGGATTCTTTCAATTCAACGCCCACAAACTTTCGGCCGCACCTAAGCGACCCTACGCCCTCGCTACCGACGCCACCGAATGGCGAAAACACGACGTCGCCTGGAAGCGTCCATAAGTCAACCGCTCTTTCGATCAACCCAAGCTGTAGCGGGCAGATATGCTTCTCATCGTTTTCCGTTGTCGCTAGTTTGAAGTTTAGCACGTCGGTTTGGTTGACGTCCCACCAAACCGGTTCAGCGTATCGCCGCCAAATATCGATCGACGGATCTGCCGCGTTTTTCTTCCGTGAAAACGGCGATGGGTGGCTATCGTTTGAGCTTCCCGCTTCGCCGATGTACCGCAAAAATCCTTTTGTCCTCACGATAGGCTTGTCGCTCATCAAGCCGCTTCCTTCGCTGGGCGGCTTGCGAAAGACGATCAGATAATCCGCCATTCCTTGCCGCACTTGTGACGTATCACGCCTGACGGTCTTGTGGAGTAGTCCGTTATTGTTGGTCCGCTCCCGCTCTGTGACGGGGCATTTCCATATCGTTACCCGCGAATGAAAGACCCATCCAGCGGCCTCAAATTCCTGAATGCAAGCCCCAGGAAAGTCAATAAGTCCCGTCGTGCCGTAGACGTTCGCATATCGCGGCAAGTCCTTGCAATGGACCGCGCAAAGGCGGCCCGGAACCGTCAATCGATAAAGCTCTTTGATCGCAAAAGCGTAGTGGCGAAAGAACTCTTCATCGTTCGCAGCGTTGCCCATGTCGTTTTCCGAATCGCTGTAGATGTACAGCGAAGAAAACGGCGGCGAGTGAATGCAAAAGTCGATCGAGCTATCCGGCAAGTCCCGCATAAGCTCGACGCAATCGCCGTTGTAAAATGTCCAGTCCGTTCCGTGCTGCTCGTTCATGCAACCCATTTCATACACCTGCCTTTGATTTTAAGAAACTAGGAATCGTCGGAACCGCCGACGCCGATAAACCGACCCGCATCAACTCGGCTTGATTTCCCAAGCCAAACTGCCTCACAACTTCCGCCATCGAGGCTTGCATCAAACCGTGATCGGCACCCTTTCGAGCGATGCTCTTTTCGATGTTCGCGTCTGCATCGCTGCCGATGATGTGAACCTTCACGGGCCGCGTTTGACCAAATCTCCAAGACCTTCGAACGGCCTGATAATACTCTTCAAACGAAAACGAAAGCGACGCGAATACTTGCGTATTGCAAACCTGAAAGTTTAGCCCGACGCCAGCAATCGACGGCTTAGTCACAAGCACCGGAAACTGCCCTTCAGCAAAGCCCAAAAGTAGATCCTGCTTTTTCTTCTCCGGCATCGATCCGCGAACCTCAACAGCCCCGTCGACATGCTTCATCAACTCCGAAGATTCGTAATCGGTGTAGCACCAAACAATCGCCGGCCTCTCTGACTCACGGACAATCTCCGCAACTCGCTTAGCTCGTTCGGTGTTTGTCCGCCGCTTTTCTTCGTGGATGTTTGTCGCCGAAATCCCTTCGACGTCAAATAGAAAGCCATCGGCAACGCCATCATAGGCAACGCTCACAATGTGCCGCTCAACGGTCAGCGGTGGCAATATATAGCCGTCGTCACTTCCGCCAAGATCAGACGGACGCGACAAACAAACGGCCCACGAGGTTACCCATCGCCAAAAGTCCTTTTGAGCGTGCTTCTTTAGCCGGTAGCCACCTGCCTTCATGGTGTCGTTGATAAACCAACGCGACAGCATTTCGTTTGATGGCATGACTCCCAAGAAATCGGCGTGGTTACCCAGTTCTTTGTGGTCGTTGGGTGCCGGTGTTGCGGTACATGCCAATCGGTAGGGCGTTTCGCGATATGAGTCGATCAACTCTTGCTTGATCTTCCCGGTGAAATTTTTAAGTATCTGCGATTCGTCAAGCACTACACCTGACCAAATCGAAGCGTCAAACTTGTGAAGCTTTTCGTAATTGACCAGGTTAATCCCGTCGACAATTTCGGCCCGCTCATCGACCACAGCAATTGGCGTCTCGATGCCAAATTTTTCGGCCTCTCGTTTTGTTTGGGCCCGAATGCCAACTGGCGTATGAATGACAACCGGCCGCCGCGATCGTTTGCAAACCGCGTCCGCCCAGGCTAGTTGCTGTATCGTCTTACCTAGGCCGGTATCCTCAAACAAAGCCGCTCGGCCACGCTGTAGCGACCACTGTACGCATTTGGCTTGCCAGCCCTTGAGAGCTTTCGGAAGCTCGCTAACCGCAACCTCAAAGCCTAACGGCCTTGCCGATCGCACCTTCGATCGGATGAACTGTTCGTAATCCATGAAAACACCAAAAAGCCACCGGCGGCGCGGCGTAGCGGGCCAGCCTAGATAGGCACGAAGGCACCGCCGGTGGTTGTGTTGTTGGTAGCCCGCTACGGCTTCTAAAATGTTACCGCACTGTCAACCGTTGACAATGCCTCTCGTCTCCCTCATCTGCCTGTCGATCTCGTCCGTCAAGCGGCCGAACTCTTCCCGCGTCGCCCGTGCCGCTTGATACTCCGCGACCCGCCGCGACAAGCCGCCGTCGTGCTCGGCAATGGCCGCACGCTCGGCGAAGTGCTCGGTGATGTCGTCATCGGACATTGGCGGCCTCGATCTCTTCTGGGGTGGCAAGGCGGCAGAAGTTCCATTTCCGCACTTCGTGATCGTCGTTTGGATCTTCAGCCGAAAACCTATACTTGCTCCCTGCTGGCTTCACGTAAACAAGCCTTACAACAAAAGAGGACCAACTTGTTTCTTCGTAGTCTTTAACCTTGACCCACGGCCGCCGCAGCGCGTCTTCGTCGGTTAGTTCCGGCTCGACCCACGGCTTCCCGTCGGTTGTGCCGTGGTTGGCTTTGTTTTGAATGCGATTATATATATCTTCCCAAAAATCATGCCCCTCTGAGGTCAGCTTCCAATTAACATTTATCAAAGCGTCTTTCGCTGCTCGCAATCTCCGGATTAGACCATCGTCCAATTTTCGCTGTGTCATTTGATTTCCCTCTTTGTTGGTCCGTTGTTTTGTAAAATCTTCGCCCGTGCTTTTAGTAGCCCGATCGTTCGTTCGCCGCGTTCTCTCGCTCGCTCTGGTTCGCACCAGCGGCAGAGCCATTCACCGGTTAGCGTCTCGGTGGTCTTGTACGATCCGCAATTGCAAAGCGGTATCGCGTCCATCTGTTCCGGCCCTATGGTGAAGAACCGGAAGCCCGGCGGCGGCGTCATCGGCTTGATGATCACCGCCGCTGGCTTGTCGGCTGGTTGCTTAGGTCGCATCAGAATGGCGTGTCCGCAATCATGTTGACCGGCTTACCGTCAGCATCGACGGCCGATGCTAGTTCGCGAAACTCTGGCGACTGCCGGATCTCTTCCTTCATCCTGTCCGGAAGCGACTCAAAAACCAGCGGATCAAACTCATCTGGCGATAAGCTAAAAAACAAGTGCGGCTCGCTTGTCGCTGGTGCTTTCATGCCCTTCGGAAGCCTCGCGATGTTCTGCACGTTGGCATAAGTTTTTCCGTTTGGCGATTCCGCATGTATCACATTCAGCATACAGCCTACCGAAAGGATCCTTCGCACTTCCCAGGTGCCAAGCTCTTCATCGGTAAACTTCTGGCCTCGCCAGCTTTCGAGGTCGCGGCGGAAAGTCGCCTTTTCGTTCGTCGAAAGATTGTAGGTCTTTCCCATCTTGAACGGCTTTCCGTCGCTTTGCTTTTCTTCTGCAATCTCCCAAACAATGCGAATCTTGCGGCGAAAAACCTCCGGCTTTCCTTCGTAGCTCTCAGCCTGCGTTCCGAGGTCGATCACGGCACAACATACCGCGACGTGATTGCCTTCCGGGCATCGTTCGTAATTCGACGATTCGTTTTTCGGTACAACTAGGGGCATCTGTAAACCTTCTGTAAAGTGTTGAAATAACGCCGCTGCATTGGCGGCAAAGGCCGTGCGGGACTCGCACCCGCGACGCTATTCGGCCTATCGGTTTTCCTGGTAGTGCTTTGCCATGTTTCTCGCGTCGTGCTGGTTGCTGCAACTGCTGAACAACTCCCAGCGGCCCGTTCCGTCGATGTCGATTAGCACGTCTCGGCCGCTGTCTTGAAATTGTGCCAACTGGTAACTAAGAACAATCCAGCCTTTGTGCACTTCGTCAAAAACCTCTGTCCACGTTAGTCCCGCGATGTAATCGGCTTCGCGGTCCGCTTGTGCAGCGGTCGTGTATTCGTCGGAATAAATTACGCTGTTGCTGTCTAGTCGGCTTGCAACTCGATAACGTCGCGGCTTCATTTTTTCACCCTCCTCGGGTCTGTCGGCAACTTCCGCCGCGGCTCTGTTGTTTTTTCAAGTTCGTCTATCGCGCCTAAAACGCAACCGTAGGCAATTTTTCCGTTGGGATTGTCTGCCTGCGACTTCCAGTCCGCAACAATCTTCCGAAGCGTCTCCCACCGCCGCTCAAGCGGTGCCGTCGCTTCCGCTACTTTGTGGTCGATCAGCTTTTGTAATTGTTCGTCAGTCATTTTTCACCTCGATCTTTTCGGCCTGCCGTTCGGCTTGCTCTGCGTACTCTACCAGAGACGCCGCAAGTGCCGTTGCCTCTAGCGGGGTCATGCAAACGCGAAAATCTGATACCGCGTCGACTCTGACAATCTTGTTCGAAAGCATTCTTGACTTTGTTTCTGAAAAAACGACGACAAGCTCGATCACGGTTTTGATGTCCTTTTCGTCTTCGGTAAATCCGTGTCGAATGTTGTGCGATGTGCCTTGTAGCCATTTCATTCTGCCACCTCTTTGACAAACTGCCCATCGATCATTCGGCCCTTGCGGTCTTTGATTTCGTCAAATGCCGTTGACATGCAATGCCGCAAAGACAAATCAAGCTTTTCGCAAATGACCGTCAGCACGACGACCATATCGCCGATCGCGTCTTGAGTTTCCTTGCTGTCGTGCTTTGCGATCGCGTCGCGCAGCTCTTGCATCTCTTCGGCAAGCTTGCCTAGTTGCCCATCGATTGTAGATCCGTCGATTAGGTTGCGTTCCGTCGCCCAACCCCATATGGCGTCTTGCCATAGCTCGATTGAATCAAATTGCCTCATCATTTACCTCAATTGTTCTTGGTCGTTTTTGGTACGTAGAAACATCCTGTCCATCCGCAAAGTAGATTCCGTTCTGTCGCTTAATATCTCCTTGCTTAACGAGGTGACAAAGTCTGGCGGAAACGAAAGTTGCGTTTACAAAATCCGCTGGCTTGGCTGGCCCATTGTTTAGTATCTCGTTAAGCATCATCCGAATTACGGATTTTCCTCGCCTTCCTGAAGGCAAGAGTTTGGGTAGTTGTTTATCTAAGTCGCTCGTACCGTAGGCCCGATAAATCGCATCGCGTGCGATGTACATTCTGTCAATTGCCCTGCGGCCGTGGCGTGTTGTGTACGGAAGAAACTTTGCAATTTGCTCGATCGCATATACCGTTTCGCATGGCGTATTGTCTTCAAGCCAAAGCCGCCCCGCTACAATCCATTTGCCAGCTAAAGCGAGCTCAGAATACTTGCAATCCTTTGTAGCCTTAATTTTAAATCGGCCAACTCTTCGCCCCTCACCCCTGTCTCTAACAAGCTCTTGTTTAGATTCACCCAACTTTCCATCATCGATACAGCCCTCATCAGGCTTAGCTTTTCTTTGGTCTCGATTGAAAACTTCTTGCGTACTGGCGTCTCGCATTTTTCTATTTCCTTTTCAATTGCCTGAACGATTGCATCTTCTGTTGGAGAATCTAACGCTTGTTTAATTGTCGATCGAAAATCCTTAGCACTAATTTTCGTCGATAACTCAACCGCTTTTCCAAAAGCTTTGTCGGATTGAATTTCCGACAATGCAAAAAGAGTGTCTTCCGGAAGCTTTATTGCTTTTGCCAGCCCAACTCTAGCGGCAACCTTTTCGCGTGCGGCAATCATTCTTCGCACTCGATTAACTGTAGATTTCGGCACTGAAAACATTTCGGCGGCTTGCTTTTCCGTGACGCTTCCGCTGATTACGGCCTGTGCAGCTTGCTTTGCTCTTAGCTCGTGACTCGCACCCATGCCGACAGTCGTGTTGAGCATTTGGCAAAGCACGATAAATTCCGCGTCGCTGCACTCGACAACGTAAACTGGTATCGCGTCGATGCCGTTGATTCGGCAAGCTTCCGCCCTATGATTTCCGCCGCAAATGACATGCTTAGCACGTCCAGAAAATTCGCGAACAACGATCTTCGGTATCGACCTGCCAAGCCGCTGCGCCATGGCGATAGATTCGGCGTGATCTTTGTTTAGCCGTTCTTCCCTTGCGTTGTTCTTTTGGCTTTCCTTGAAATCGATATGATCAATCCTGATCACCGCTTTTTTGCATGCTATGCCAAGATCGTCCATGACGTCCAACGCTCCAAAATCTTCACACCAATTATCGTTCATACTTGCCTCTCGATTAAAAAACTAACGTAAGTTGAAAACCCGGCGAGCGGATGGTCCCGCCGGGACGCCGCGACAACGAGCCGCGACGGTGGTTGATCACTCGTTTAAAACGTAGCCAATTCCTTCTACGTACCGGTTAACGTAAACGCCGTCGCATTTTTCCCGCATACGAAACCAATCACAAAGCTCTCGTACCTCTCTGCGATTGTACGCAAATTGCTTTGACGTCCGTCCGCCAAACCATGTAGCGACAACCTCAAACGGCGGATTGCATTCGCAGTTCCTTTGCGACCTTCGGCATATTTGACACTCTTGACCATCGCCCATTTTTGCCCCCTTTCACTGCCCCAACGCCTGCGGAACGTACCGCCAAAGCGTAAACACGAACACGGCCAGCCAAAAGCCGGCCACGATAATAAAGTCGGCTTGTTGTCTCATGATTGCCCCCAAAATGCGTCAGGCCCGAACACCAGCCACTTATTAAGCACTCCGTATAGCGAAAGCATGTCGCAATGCTTCCACTCGCTCCGACGGTCTCCGCAGTTTGGCAATCGTATAAAAATCAGCGGCGGCCCGTTCGTTTTTATGCCTGTCGTTTGCATTGGATCGCTGTATCGCGTCTGCAAAATCTCACAATCGGCATCAGACCATAGACTAGGCATGTCTGTTACGTCTCGGCACTCGCGATCGTAGCGTCGGATTGTGCGGCTCATGCTTCCACCTCCGTCGACTCAATTGCGTATGTAAACGTTTTATGCTTGCCGCCATAAGCCGCAACGCATCGAAAGCCAACGGCGTGAGCGAATTGCATTTGTTCCTGTGTCTGCCCTGGCAGGTGCATAAGCAGGAATTTCCGGTCTGCCCTCAACCTTTGCCGACACCACGCCACAGCCGCCCGGCCGATGCCCCGCCGACGAAACGCCGGATCGATCACCAGCCGGATGATTCTTGCGTCCTTGTTGCTCAGTTGCACGATTAGCAGCCCGACCGTGTGGCCGTCCAGGTCAATTGCTTTGCAGTGTCGACCCGAGACTGCGGTTAGCTTCTTAAGCCCCATCGGAGTAATCGGGTCAAACGATTCGTGGATCGCGCACAATCGTCGCAGGTCGTCGTTAGTTGCTGTTCGAATGTTGATCACTTTGCCACCTCTACTTTTTGAAACTCGATCACCCACACCCAAGGATTTGCGTCCCATGATTCCGGGCCGTTTATTGATTCCCAAAGAGACTCATAACTATTTGTTGGCAACAACGACCACTGATCATGCTTGTAGAGCGATCCGTAGTAACGATATTCGCATGCGGTTGGTAGCCAAGATATAGGACGGCTCTCAATGCCCTCCGCAATCGCGTCCGCTTCGCTGATGTCCTGCAATTGCTCAACGCGAACGGCGGTAATCTCAAGCCGCGTTGGCCTTGAAAACGCCGGCGGCAAGTGAACGCCGCGAAGATGCCCTGTCTTGTAGCCTTTTATTTTTTCTGTCAATTCAAAGTCGCAAGGCCGTTCCAGGTACAAACCATCAGCAACAAAATTAACACCGAACCAATCTTCAAAAATAGAGCTTACCTTAACCTCTTCGCTAATTCTCAATTTGTCTCCAGCCTCTCCATACGGGCACCGTATTTCGTTGCGAAGGTAATCATCTACGTCGATTTGAACATCAAGCCAATGTTTTCCGTTTTCGTCTGTGTGGCAACCCGACAAATCCCATTCCATGATGCTCCTTCCTCCGTGAAGCCAATTCGGAACATTTTTGACCAGTCGCCGCGTCTGCGTCTTCCGTCCGTCGATGATCGCACGGACCATCGGCCCGCTAAACAGAATCGGCCGTTCTTTTGGTTGACTCACCTTGCCACCTCCACTTCGTCCAGTAAAAACCGTACCGCACAACTAATCCGCCATGCTTAAGACAGTCTCAAACTCTTGAATCAATCTTTTGACGCCTTCTGGCGACACGTCCAGCGTTACGACGCTAAGTCCGTCCGTGATCTTGATTCGTGCCCGACCAAACACCGAAAGCACCTCTATTGATGGATTGAAATCCGTCGGCGTCCTGGCCAGAACAAAATCGAGCGACTCTATCAGTGCCTCTTCAATCACTGGGCATTGCCCGCCATTTGCGTTAATTGCGGCTGCGATCTTTTTCGTTAAATTCATTTTGCCACCTCCACTTCATCGACTAGAAACTGTACCGCACAACTGATTTCATCCGCCGTAACGCGATCGACACCGACCCGACACAGCATCCGCCACAGCCGCGAAGGAGTTGTGGCGTGATACACTCGCCCGCGCGCCTCGTATTCAACCCAGCCGCGTCCGGCCCGGATGATGCCGTTTCTAATTACTTTTGATTTCACGCTTCGCGTCCTCAGCTCGTTTAGATACTTGCCGCTCGTAGCTTGATCGGCAATCGTCGCACACGTGGTGGCCGCCTGCGGTTTTGGTGGCCGCGTCGCGGCAGTAGTAGCAAGTCATTAGCAGTTCACCCCGCCATCGATGTAAACCGACCAGCCGCTTTCCGATAGCCGCGGATTACAGCCGGCGTAATGCGTGTTGGCTTGTCGCATTGCGTCCTGCTGAGCTTCGGCAAGCGTCTTGCCGCGACCGACGCCACAACGAGCGCCGACCGTTTGCACGTTGATAATTTCGACCGCGTACTGTTGGATTTTCGTTTTTGTCATCGTCGTGTTCCTGTGTTGTGTGTGTGTGTTGAAAATCCGGAGCCCATCCCGGATTAGGGCGGGGGTGTGTCATGAATTGATGTAAGTCTTTCCATCGCTAACCCATTTTCTGTTTTTAATCGTCAAAAAATCTCCTGATTTTGTTAAAACAGAAAAGGTTCCATCTTGATCTTGGCGAACAATTACCCAAAAAGCCCAAAAGCGGTTCGCCGCTTGTGTAATGTACGACAAGTGTGGAAGGTTGAATTTTTTTGCAAGCTTTTTAGTTTGAAAAGTTAAAATGTTTTTATCGCCAAGATTGATAGAACGTAGGTCCAAATGGCTCATCTTTGTTTCTCACTTGTTGGGTGTTGTTATCGTTGTCCGACTCCAAGATCATAATCTTTGTATCGACAAAGTAAAAGCCCAACTTGGCAATTTTTCGAGAATTATTTCCGCCCCGTAAATTCGTTGGCGAAACTCACTTTTTCGGCCGCCCTGGTCGCGAATTAACCGCCGCCGCTGCTTTTGCCGCTTCCGATCTGGTGATCAGGATTGCTTGCCCGCAACGCTCGCCAGCGATGCCAGCGACGCGGAGACCACGCCATAGCGTCTTTGCGTGGAGCCCGAGGCGGCGGGCGTGGGCGGAAATTGATGCTTTGGTGCTCATCTCACCGCCTCGATTTTTCCCTGTCGTACCAACGATTCGTAGAGTGCGATATGCCAATGTGCCAACCGATCGCGGCTGATCTTGCCGTTGTACGCTACAACCGGATAATCCTGAAGCTCACTAAAGCAAGCGACGAACCGCCCGTACTTGTCTCGCTCGTCTCCGGCCTTCGTCTTGTAACTGCTGTAGCTATAAACCTTGCCGACTTCGAGCTTCGCGGCCAGCCATTCCCGCTGATACTTCGCGAGCGCTCTTAGCCGCGGGTCGGGGTCGTTCGTTTCGGCCGCGTCAATTCCGCGAAGCCGAAGCGGCTCACCGACTTGCCAAAGCCCGTAGCCTAAATCGATGTCAACGACGATCGTGTCGCCATCGACGATTCGAACGATGCGACAAGTGTATTCGCGAATTTCAAGCATGTTGTCCCTGTGTTGAAAAGCCGCCGCCGAATCACACGGAAGATCCCGATTTTTGCCGACGACGAATCGCCGGTATAGGATTCGGCTAGCGGCCTATCAACCATAGCACAATCGCCCGGCATGTCAATTGTCCGGCCACCTAACGCCAAGCCGATCGAGAACGTCGGCAAGCTCTGTCGATGTCTGATCGATCCACGCTTCGGCCGCAAAATGGATTTCGGATAGAGCGTGTTGGCATTCGTGAATGAGCGTGTCGACGATGTCTTTGGGCGATTGGTCGTATCGCACCAAGATCAGCCGCTTGTCCCAATAGCACGCCCCACAATGCTTTGGCAGCCTCCTTCGCGTCACAAATTCAATCCGCCACTCACGGCCGCCGAGGGTGCAATCAATCGGCAGCGGCTTGCGTCGCTTTACCATATTTTGCCCTCGTGGATGCGGATGTTTTGTTCTTTCCAATGGCCTCTGCTGTCGAGGTCTAAAATCGCGAAGCCCTGGCTCCACTGATTAACAAGTGCGTAAGCCGGTGCCATGTCGCAAAGGCAGCCCGTCGAAAAACAAACCCACGTTTTCCGCTTGTCGCCCGATGTTTCGATGTGGGTCGAAGCTTGATGAAAGTGTCCCGCCATGGATGTCTGCCGCGTCCGCAACCACAGCCCACGGGCCGGATTGACCGCCGCGACAAGTCCCTTCGGCAGCTCGTGCCCGTGGTAGCAGTTGAGCGTGCCGAGCGTGTAGAGTTGCTTCGACGCGATCATCTGCCAAGATGAATCCAATCCCAACTGATCGGCAAGCACTTTGCACAAGTCCCATTTCGACATGCCGATCATCTGCGGCGCGTTTTCGAATAGGTAGCTTTCGATCCGATCTTCGTGGTTGCCAATTTTGTAATAACAATCGCCTTTGAAAAACGGGCGAATGTCTTTCAACCAACCCGCCAGCGTCTTGATCTCTTCGTCGATGCTTCGAGCGTTTGGATCGCGCACAAAACGGCTCTGCTGGTAGGCGTCCAGCATGTCGCCATTTAGGACTAGGTGGTCGCATTGCTCCTCGATGCCGTGCCGGACTGCTTCGTCAATCGCCGCCGGGCAATGATAAGGAAAATGGGCGTCGCTCAAAATCAGATAACGCCCCGGCTTTCGGATCGCAATTGTAGGTCGCGTCTTTCGCTTGGCTTTTGGGGCCCGAGGTATGACAGTGTTTTCGTCGGCTCGTTTTTTGTTCGCGTACGTTTCGCCGCGATGGTAGCGGATTAAATCGCGGGTCGACTCAAATGCCGTGAAGAGTGCAGGGTATCGCGCGACAAGAAACTTCGCGATCTCCCGCGTCGGTCGGTCAGGTGCCTCTGCTAGAGCGGCCCTGACTATATCGGCCTTTCGCATTCATGCCTCCGGTGTTGTAGATAAGACCGGCCTACATGCCGGTGTAATCATTATAGCCGGACGGATAAGCGGACCGCCACCCAATAAAAAACCCGGCAGGTTTACAACGCCTGCCGGGCTTCGGGATCCCATTGCAAAGGGAAAATCATGCTACCAGATTCGCCGCGGGAAATCAAGCGTCTGGGGTGTCCAGCCCTGCCGCGGCGATCTCGGCCGGCGTGGCACGGCGACATTGCGTCCAAGTCGTAATGGTTTTGCCATCGTTGGACAAAATGTAATAGCACTTTCTTGTTGCTTGCGGTGTAACAGCCGCAAGTTTTCGCGGCCCTGACCATTCGTGGTCTTCGCAATCTCGCACCATCACCCACGGCCTCTGCCGTGCATCCTCGTCCGTGAGCGGAGGCTCGACGTATGGCAGGCCGTCCGTGGTGTTGTGGGTAATCATTGCCAAAAGTTTTTCTGTTAATTCTGCGCGACCAGAAACATAAACATCCAATCTATATAGGGCATAATGGGCTCGCCGAGCTTGCTTCCTTTGGTCATCTGTCAATCGTCTCTGCATGCTGTCCTCGGGGGTTGTGCCGGAGCCTAGCCCGGCGGGGGCGGGGGGGGCGATTAGGCTAGTTGATCATCGCCATTACTTTGCCAACATTTCCAGCCGCAACAGGTTGCTCTCTGCCGTCGTCGGCAACTGCGAAAACCGATGCCGTCGCATTGCTTGCAATCCTGGCAATCAGCGTGCAATTCATTCCGTTTGGCGACTTGCCTTTAGCAAGCGTCACAACTCCGCCGACGGTTGCTATTTGGTCTTGTTGATCCTTAGCCAGCTTTCCGATTGCTACGGCGACTTCTGGCTGCTGCGTGTGGATGATTGCGATTGCTGCGTCTGTCGTCATTTCTGCGTTCCGTTGTTTGTGTTGCTGTCTGACTCCCAAACTATAATCGACGCCTTGGCCCGTTGTCGATACAAGAAATGCCCCATCGGGCAATTATTTTGGAAGTTTTTTAGATCGCTTGTCTACCAATTTGCGGTCGCTCGCGAAATGGCTAGCCGTCGTCGCGGTCGCTGCAAGTTTCGCAGAATCGGCCGGTGAACGTCGATTGTGGTAACTGGCGAATCATGCATTCGCCGCCGATGCCGCAAGCATAGACCCGCCTGTTACCGTCACACCCGCAATCGGACATGCGGACCACTTCGCCGCGATTTGTGCATGGGTACTTCGCGGCGGCTCGCTTGTCGCCAACAGGAACGGCTTTTTCGTCTTTCGGTCGCGGGTTCTTTAGCGTCCGCTTGCCTAGTTGCGTTCCGTCTTCGCGGATCCGATTAGTGCAGCAGCAATGGATCGGCCAAACTGATACGGGCGGATATTCGCGGCCGCATTCGTTGCACGTGATCATGCCAAAAGCTCTACGCTGATTGTTCCGGCCTCAATGTATGAAGCTCCCTCAAATTCGTAATCACCGCAAGCGAACGGATCGCCACTTTCGACACCCGCAATCTTTACGGGTGCAAGCCAAATTTTTCCGTTGCTGCAATACTGCGAAGATGTTGCCGGTCCGTTAGGTAAATTGTTTGTCGGTATCGGGCTGAATGAACCATTCTGCGTTGGGTCGAAATCGTTTTCGCACGCTACCGCTTGGCAGCCAGCCATCAAGCCGCCAAAGCTATTGGAAGATGCTATGCTCGCCAAAAAATAACTTGCCTGGAGTTTGCCTACACCGATTAGCACCGTCATTATTTCGCTGCCAGTTGTGGTGCTTGCGTTGGGGTTGCTGCAATCGGTGAGGTAAGTTTCTTCGGTCTCCCAATCGTTGTAGATTTCAAATTCCTGATTCACTGGCGACTGTGTCGGGTTTTCGGGATCGTCGTAAATGCAATTTTCTTCGGTGTGATCAATGTCGAAAAAATAGCTTCCGTTTAGATCGTCCGCACCGGTTACAGACCCTCTAACTCTGCCGATGACTCCAGGTATTCCCACGTCAACTTCAATCAGCCAATTGTAAGTAGCCTGGAGTCCGCTTATCACAACTTTGATTCGCGTGAACTTTGGATAGAGCGTGCCGTTGTCGCATTCGCATTGACAACACGGGCAGCCAGGCTTGTTCTTCGCATTGATCGGCATTACGAGCAATCCTCAAAGTCTATGACCCACTTGCCGGTCGCGTATTCCTTTTTGGCTAGGCCGTACTTGCTTCCGCCTACTGAACTGATCGAAATGTTAAAGACGTCGATATTGTTGCCAGTGTCGGTTAGCGTCGTGCCAACAATTGAAAACACATCGCACGATGCGGATGATACGGTCGTTCCTGATCGTGCTGCAATGCCTCCGGCTGGCGTCTTGATGATGACTCCGTGTTCGCCACCGCCGCCACCGCCGCCGCCGATCACGCCCCGCACAACGTCAGCCGCTATGTCATCATCGCCGACAATCGTAAATAGCTCTCCGCCTAGTTCGATATACCACTGGTTGACAACCGGCCTTGCCTTGTCGCCGCTGGTCATCGCGGTCCCGTTGGTCAGCATCCGGCACAATGGCCCGTCGTGGGCGATGCCGTATCTTTGATCGCCGGTTGCCGCGATTTCCGCAAACCCGTTGAAGATGAACGGCCCCGCATCGCCTGTCGTGTCCGCTGGTTGGTCGATCGTGATGTAGTTTTGCCCGCCCACCTCGACCGTTCCCGTAGCCTGCAAGCACGCAAACGGCGGCACAGCGACGCCTGAGTCGTTACGTACGTAGATGGGAGTCGTCTGCTCAATGTTCCGCACGCCCTTTAACGGCGTCGAAATAATGAATCCCGACGAACGAAGATAGCGAACAACCTCAACGATTGTCCGCATCATCTCCGGGCTCGTTACGCCGATCCTTTGTGCCACGTATTACGCCCTCGCTACGGTCGCAACAGTCACGACAAAATCAAGCACGCTCGCCGTTGTCGCTGTCCCGATGGTCGTTACGAACTCGGTTGATGCGGCATCGGTAATTGGCCGAATCCCTCCGGCTGTCGTAGATATGGCGTACTGCATACCGACGCTAAGCGTAGCACCAATAATAATCGGAGACTGTCCCGGCGATGATCCCGGCAGCATGACAATGCCGAATCCGTCCGACGCTCCTGGCGTCAAGACAATGCCATCACAAACGGCCCTGGTTGCCGTGTTGTTCGCATCGCACTTGTACCACTTGCCGTCAGTCGCTCGATAAACCGGCTGCCCTTGCGTTACGCTCTCGCCGTATTGAACGGGGCGCGTCGGAACGGTTAAAGATCCGATAGCGACGTTCGCCGCTGTGATTGATAGATCGGCCATTAGTTCGTTAGCCCCAAAGCGGAATAAGGTAGTTCCAGTGTAGTTTCAAATTCCAACCAATGAGCGTTTTCGGCGTCCGTCTCTTGCGTGCCATCTTCTTTCAGCAACACCGGACGCGACGCTATCGACTTAGTTGTCTCATCCCACGCCGGACGAATTGGTCCGCCCGCAGTATCGCGGACTAGGTAGCCTTCGTGCCTCACCCGCTTATACCAAGCCTTGTCCGGAGTCGTGTTGTACGGCTCGCGAAATTGAATCGTTGCCGACACTTTCCAAAATCCCGCTTGTCCGTTTGTGAATACGTTCCGTGCGGAGTATTCCATGAGGCGGGCCGAACCGGCGGGCCACCCTAAAAACTCATCGGAACTACGCGACTTCAAGTAAGCGGAGATTGCGGGAATGTTGATCGTTTCGAAATTCCGTTCGATCGTCGCGACCATGTCGGGGATGCGTTCGGTCAGCCCGTCGATCGGCTCATTATTCGCGGTAACGATCGGCTTGCCGTGGATATCCTGATCGATTGCTTCATCGGTAATCGCCCCGGACCACGTGATTATCACCTCGTTATCGACTGGTGAACTGCTTTCGTCGCCCGGTCCAATTTCGCCAGAATACTCCGCGGTTATAAGTGCCAGCGTCGGTGCGATTCTCAATATGGGCAGCTTGCGGCAAAAAACATAACTGGTTCCAGGGTAAGGCGAATTTACAAGCGGAAGCCCAGCGGCACGATAGGCTACTTCGACCGGATCGGCAGCGTCGATCGTGACGGTAAATCCTCGAGTTTTTCCGATGATACGGGTTCGGCCGTCGGCACTTTCTGCCGTTACCGTTTCTTTGCTCCACATTTCAATCGCTGGACCGGCTGCCATTATGCAATAAACTCCAGTACCGGCCCGGATGTCGATCCGGCCTGCGGTTGCAATTGTGTCAAGATCTGAGCAAGTAGCCCGTTTGACTTCTCGCTCTCTTTAGCAATCTTGTCGATGCCCTTGCTTTCCGGCCCCCTGGTCAACAACCTCGATTCCGTTGCGCTCGTGCCGGCCTCGAACGATGAAATCTTCGCCGCCTTGTCTTCGGCTTCCTTTATCGACTGCTCAGCCTCTTGTGCGGCTTTCTTCGCGATTTCGTCTTCGGTTTGTGCTCGCTCCTTCGCTAACTGGTTGCTTTCTTCCTGTAGGTCAAGTTGCTTTTGAAGTGCGGCGATCCGCTCACGCTCGGCATCGGTTGCCGCCGTCGCCAATTGTTCTTCTCGCTCAACCGCCTCGGCCCCTCTTGTTGCAATCGCCAACTTTTTCTCAAGTGCCTCAACGGTCTTCTCTGCCTCGCTTGTTTTCGCTTGGTCGGTCTTAAGCGACTCTTGATCGCTAGCCACCTCGGCCGCTTTTATCGCTGCGATTTTTTGAGCGTTTGCGGCCGCTTCTTTGGCCGCCCGATTTCGTGCCTCTTGAACCTTTAGGAGAAGCTGTGCGGCGGTCCCTTCGTCGCCAACCGCGTTAGCCGCCGTTTTCATCGCTCCAGTAAAATCGAGCGTTACGACCTTGTACATCGCGTTGTAAAAATCGACACCGAAACCAACCAAAGCCGCCGCCGAATCGACAATGGTCGGTAGCCACTGGTTGGCAATCTCAAGCACTGGCGGAAGCCATCCGGCTATCGTTGTTGCAATCGTCTCAACAAGCGGAGCGACTGCGGACGCTACTGTATTTGCCATTCCCTCAAAGCCTAGCGAAACCCGGCCAACAGCGTCATTCATTGCTGCTATCCCCGCCGCGCCTTCCTCGCTGACCACCGCTCCGAGGTCGGCGGCTGCCTGCATGGACGCTTCGAACTCGCCAGACTGAGCAAGCAGGGCCGGGGCCAAATCAGCGGCGGCCTTTCCGAAAATCTGTTGAGCGGTCGCCGCTCGTTCTGAAACGTTTTCGATTTTGCTTAACGCGACTCGCACCGCCTCGAACTGCTGAACAGGTCCCGCCGTCGATAGCTTGGCCGCATCAAGTCCTAGCTTTTGAAAAACTTCACCCGCCTTAGCGTTGCCGCCCGTTGCGATTTCGCCGACCGCCTTTTGCAATTTCTGTAGCGACTGGATCGACTTTTCGGCACTAACGTTGCCAGCCTCACCCATTGCGAATTGGAACGCTTGTAGATCGCCAACCGTGGCTCCTAATCCGGCCGCTGTGTCTGTCAGTGCGTCGATTCGGTTAGCTGCCTCGGATACCGCTCCGATCGATTTGCCAACGGCTAGAAAGCCAGCCGCCGCACCCGCAAGGCTAACGGTCAGCGGGTTGATAAACTTGGTGATCGTCGCGCCGACGCTGCCGACTTGCCCGGCTACCGAATTGATAACCGCTGAGGCTTTGTCCTGTGCTCCAACTACGATGTCGATATCACCGGCCACGGCTTGCCCTCTCTATGCGTTCCGCGTCGATGCGGTTCTGCTCGCCTTGAAACATGGTCAGCAAGTCTAAGAACCACGCCGACTGATCAAGCAATCCGCCAGCCGACGGCAAGTGTCGATCTGCCAGAGACGCTAGGTTGATTGCTTTAATAATTTCGCCGCCCACGTACTTATGACCGCAAGTAGTTAGCCTAAAGTTGCCGCCTTCGCATTCCTTGCACCCAACGCCACCACAGCACGGGCACTCAACTTCGACATACTCCGTTTCGCTTATTTGCTCAAAACAATTTCCGGATCGGCAACTTCGGCAGAGCAATCCGTTTCGGATCGCGACGGCAACACGTACTTTTTTCTCTGCTCTGCCGTCAGCGACGCCCCCTCTGTTGCTGCGTTGATCAGTTCCCAGGATTCCAGCGACGTTAAGTTTTTTGTAAGCGAATCGACCGACCAGCCCGCTATATGGCAGCCGCTAACGGAAATTGACAAGGCTCGCGACAAAAGCTCTGCTCGCTTCGCTGGCTGCCCGGTTGCCGCGATGTACTCTGCTCGGATTGACGCGATTTCACCGTCATCAAATGCACTAAGCACTTGAATCGAAAACTGCGGATCTGGCCCGTCGCCGCGATCCGCTTCGAGAATGTACGGGAATGTCCCGCCTGCTTTTAATCTGCTTGGCATTACGTTGACGCTGTAAAGGTTATTGATAGTTCTTGGTCGTGAGTTCCGCCGTTTTTGTTGCATTGAAACTCAATGTCGTCTGTCACCATGCCGTTTCGGTCGGCCTCTTGGTTGTTGATGATTTGGGCTTTTGGTGCATCGAAGCTTAGAACCGAATTGCTTGGCCCGTCGACGTCTAGTTCCAAGGCCTGCTCGGTGCTTGCAAGCCATGCTGACCAACGGTTCTGTGCGGCAATCGTCGCCGCCTCCGGATTGATGCTGATCGTCGGCACTCGGTTGGTGATGAATGCAGAAATGTAGCCCGCGACCGTAGTCGGGCATTCCCGCATGATTACCTCGTTGCCGCTGTTGATCGTCGCCGACTCGATGCACAAATTGACGTCGTTCCATTCGGCCAGCCCGCCCGCAAATCGAAGCGGCAAAGCCGTCGGGTA